AGACATTTAAGGATATCATCAATGAAGTCGCACAGCCTAAGGGCGGCGATGAAAAAGATTTTAAAGCGAAACACATAATTCAGAAAATCAACCACACTCCTGCGGATGAGAAGCAATTCACTGCACCTAACGTAAAAAAAGACAAGTCAAAGCTATCAGGCTACAAAGACGGCGAAGATAAAGAAGTCTATGAAGCCACTATGTCCGATGACGACATGAAACAGCGTGAAAATATCGTAAAAGGTATGAAAAAGTCAAAAGCTGACATGCAAGATCGTTATGGCGATAAGTGGAAGTCTGTCATGTATGCGACTGCTACGAAGAAAGCAATGGAAGCGGTCAACCTTGATGAAGTTTCCATTGATAAATTGACAAAATATCGTGCAGCAAATGAGAAAGATAGAGAGAGACTATCAAAAGAAATAGGTTTCATCAAGGGCGAACCGACCGAGACGCAGAAAAAACTAATCGCTAAACTTCAGAGTAGAAATACCGCTGACATGTTGGCGTTCAAGAAAGATGCGCCATATCTGTTCAAGTCGATGGGTAAAAAAGCTGCGAAAGTTGATGCGTCTGATGCATATGATAATCCAAGAATCGATAAGTCCTATCTAAAGTATAAAGATCAGAAAGAATCGCTCGAAGTCGAACTTGACGAAATCTCGCCGGAAATGAAAGCCAGATACGCTAAGAAAGCGAACACTAGCTTAAAGCGGGCCACTACCACTCGTGACAATGCTACGCAAAGAGCGTCCGACGCCAGCGCACGTATTCAGAAAGCGTATGATAGAAATCGCAGCGCAGAAACTGCGTATAGAGATCAGGACCGTGCAGCGACCCAAGCCGCTAACCAGAAGAAAGTTATGGCAAAAAGAACTGCTGGTCTAAAAAGAGCTAATGAAGACCTCGATGAAGCATTCAAGATTGGCGAAATGAAACTGTCCGACGGAACATCTGCAAAGATGACCAAAGAAGACGTATCGGCACTCAATACTCTTTTCAAAGAACTTACTACTGCAAACCAAACAAAGATGCATGATCGTATGATGAAAGACAAAAAAAGTTTTGCTGAAATCGTATCGTTTGCGAAGGAAGCCCTCTAATGAACATCATTAAGATTAAAGGTGCTACAGTGGCTGTCACGGCTGCAAACACTGTTGGAGATTCCGCTCTTGTGCGAATCTATGCATCCGCAACGACTGTAGTAACACACACCGGAGTAGGCTCAATTACCATGCCAGCCGACTCTGTTTTGCTTCTAGAAAAAGGTGCTACTGATACTCTAAGTGCAGACGTTGAAATTCTATGTACTCCAGTAGCATATAAAGCGTAAGGAAAAAACAATGAAACTCATCTGCGAAGTAAACGAAGAAATTCATTGCATCACCGAAGCAAAAGAAGGTGGCGCAAAGCAATACTTTATCGAAGGCATCTTCATGCAAGGGGATGTCAAGAATCGTAACGGTCGCATCTATCCTTCTTCTGTTATTGCAAAAGAAGTAGATCGCTACAATGAAAACTTTGTAATGAAGAAACGTGCCTTTGGTGAACTAGGTCATCCAGATGGTCCTTCTATTAACTTAGATAGAGTTTCACACATGATTACCGACCTTCGCCAAGAGGGGTCAAACTTTGTTGGTAGAGCAAAGATTATGGATACTCCCATGGGCAAGGTAGTTAAAAATCTTATGGACGAAGGCGCTACTCTTGGCGTTTCATCCCGAGGAATGGGTTCCATGAAAGCCAATAAGCAAGGCATCATGGAAGTTCAGAATGATTTTATGTTGGCTACGGCTGGTGATATCGTCGCTGATCCTTCTGCGCCAATGGCATTTATGCGTGGCATAATGGAAGGCGTAGATTGGATTTACAATGTTGCTTCTGGATCATGGGTCGCACAGAACTCACTAGACCAGATTCATGAAGAAACAAAGAGCATGGATTCACAGCAATTAGAAGAGAACGCATACCGCTTATTTAATAAGTTTTTGAAGTCTCTCTAAAAAGCGAATAATAAATTTTTATAAATAACTTTAACAATAATTGATGATTCATTTCAAAGGAGAAAACAACATGTCAGAGAAAGAATTAGACCAGTTAGATGAATTTAAAGCCGACGGCGAAGATTCAACTGCTGCTGACGCCGTAACTGGCGCAGGTGGTTCTGTAAAGAAGCGTATGGCAGACAAAGCCACCGCTGCTGAAAAGGCAGACAACATCGAAGACGATGTTAAAACACCACAAGGAACTGCTGGTAAAGTAGCACCAAAGCGTACCGCCGACCGTGGTATGAAAGAATCAGTAGAAGAAATGTTTGCTGGTTCAGACCTTTCAGAAGACTTCAAAGAAAAAGCAACTGTTGTTTTTGAAGCCGCTGTCCACGTAAAACTTACAGAAGAAGTTGCACGTCTAGAAGAAGAATTCGAAGCGAAACTTGATGAGCAAGTTGATATCGTCGTTTCAGAACTAACAGAAAAAGTAGACACGTATCTTGATTATGTTGTCGAAAACTGGATGGAAGAAAACAAAGTAGCAATCGACCGTGGCATTCGTGCTGAGATTGCAGAATCATTCATCAATGGACTACGTGATCTATTCGTAGAGCATAACATCAATGTTCCAGAAGATGAAATTAACGTTGTTGCTGATATGGCAGAACAACTTGAAGCAACCGAAAATCAGCTAAATGATGCAATCAACGAAGCCATCGAACTTCGTGCCCAGCTAGAAGATTCCACGGTAGAGAAAATGGTTGAGTCCTATTCAAAAGGTCTTACTGAAACGCAAGCCGAAAAATTGTATACTCTTGCAGAAGGTATTGAATTTTCAGACGTAGAAGAGTTTGAAAAGAAACTCAAAATCGTCAAAGAAAGCTATTTCGATAGCAAGAGTGTTCTTAGTGAAGGTCTAGATTCTCTTGATCCTATCGAAGATGCACAAACTTCGATGATTAAACATGATCCCTCGGTTTCAGCATATGTTGACGCTATTTCAAGATCACTTAGAAAATAATAATATAAATAAAGTTATATTGGTAAAACAAAACTCAAAGGAGAAACACCAAAATGTCTATTGAATCTTTAAACGAAAAGTGGGGCCCTGTTCTAGAACATGCCGATCTTCCTAAAATTGCTGACGCTCACAAGAGAGCCGTAGTTGCACAGCTTCTAGAGAACACAGAAGCTGCGCTTAGAGAAGGTAATGCATGGACAACTTCTTCACTTATCAGCGAAACCACTAACGTTTCTGCCGATCTTAGCGGTCAGACAAAGGGCTACGATCCAGTTCTTATCTCTCTTATTCGTCGTTCGATGCCAAACCTAGTTGCATATGATATCGCTGGCGTTCAGCCAATGACCGGTCCAACTGGACTTATCTTTGCAATGCGTTCCAAGTATGCAGTAACACCATCAAATACTGCAACATGGACAGAAGCATTCTATGACGAAGCCGATAGCGACTTCTCTGGCGCAGGCGCACAATCTGGTACAACTGGTACTGGCGCAACTGCACCCGCAGGAACTGGTATGGCCACTGCCGTAGCAGAAGCAAATAGCTCTTTCGCAGAAATGGGCTTCTCAATCGAAAAAGTTGCCGTAACTGCAAAAAGCCGTGCGCTAAAAGCAGAGTACACAACTGAACTTGCACAAGACCTAAAAGCAATTCACGGTCTAGACGCAGAAACAGAACTAGCAAACATCCTTACTTCGGAAGTTCTTGCAGAAATCAACCGTGAAGTCATTCGTACAGTATACACTACTGCTGTTACTGGTGCTGCAACGGGTACGACAACTGCTGGCGTATTCGACCTAGACGTTGACGCAAATGGCCGTTGGTCAGTTGAGAAGTTCAAGGGTCTTATGTTCCAACTTGAGCGTGAAGCAAACGAGATTGCAAAAACTACCCGTCGTGGTAAAGGCAATATCATCATGTGTTCATCTGACGTTGCATCCGCACTTCAAATGGCAGGCGTTCTTGACTATACACCAGCGCTTAACAGCAACGGTCTAAATGTCGATGACACAGGCAACACATTCGCAGGCGTTCTAAACGGTCGCTTCCGTGTTTACATCGACCCATATTCCGGCGGCAACTACGCTGTTGTTGGTTATAAAGGTTCGAGCGCATTCGATGCGGGTCTGTTCTATTGCCCATACGTCCCACTTCAGATGGTTCGTGCTGTTGGTGAAAATGACTTCCAGCCAAAGATCGGCTTCAAAACCCGTTACGGCATGGTATCAAATCCATTCGCAGACGGCGCTGCCGGTGTTACTCAGGGCGCACTTACAGCGAACACGAACTTGTACTACCGTAGAATGTTGGTCTCCAACATCCTATAATAAGAATTGGGTTAACCAATCTACTAGAGGCAGCCTTCGGGCTGCCTTTTTTCGTTCCTGTATAAATAGATGATAGAACTGATAAGGGATTTAGTAATGCAACAGAATTTTTTACCACAGAACGGATTCTCTTTTAATGTGGATCGTTTACCTAATATCTCTTTCTTTGCGCAGACAGCTAACATTCCTGGTGTATCGAAACAGTTTACCGAAGTTCTTACGCCATTCAAAACCATTTACAGACCAGGCGATAGACTTACATATGACGATCTAACTTTGACTATCAGAAGCGATGAAAATATGGAAGCGTTTCTTGAGATATTTAACTGGATGACAGCTTTGGCAAGAGTTGAGGGGTTTGCCAACTATAAGTCATTGTCCGCTGAACAAGGTCTTTACTCAGACGCTTCTCTCATGATTCTGAATACGAAAAAGAACCCAAAGATACAATTTACGTTTGAAGACCTGTTTCCAATTCAACTTGGACAGATGACGATGGACTCTTCTGCGTCCGATCTAACATACGCCACGTTCGATGTAACTTTCAAATATACCGGGTACACGATAAAAACTCTTTGACATTTCTATCTTAGTGTGTTATACTGAGTAAGAAATCTATGGAGTTGAATGTGAAAGTCGAAGATATTTATTCAGAGTGGGCTAAAGACGGCGAGATTGACCAAGTAAACTTGTCACGAACTGCGTCCGATATTCCCAAACTACATAACAAGTATTACAGAATGTATGTAGAAGAAGGTATGAAGTTGAAGAAGCAACGTGCCGACTATAAAGTCATGATCAAACTAAAGAACGATTACTACCGTGGTGATCTAGACAGTACAGAACTAAAGCAGTATGGCTGGGAACCACAGCCACTGCGCATACTCAAATCCGATATACCTACATATATAGATGCAGACAAAGACGTTATCGATGTCTCTCTTAAAATGGGTCTACAAGAGGCAAAGGTAGAATACTTGGAGTCTATCATAAGACAAATAAATAATCGGAACTTTATCATTAAGTCTATAATTGATTGGGAGCGATTTAGAACTGGAGCATAATGGAACTTGTTACTATTGAGAGAGTGAACGAATTATATGTAAGAGTTCGTGCCGAGCCGTCCACAAAAATGGAAATGTCCTCATACTTTGAGTTCGAAGTACCTGGTGCTAAGTTTTCGCCAGCCTTTCGAAACAAAGTATGGGACGGCAAGATAAGACTGTTCAACTATATGACCGGTCTTATCTATGCTGGCTTAATCCCTCACATTCTAAAGTTCTGTAATGATAGAGACTACGAGTGCGAAGTTGACGCAGCGCTAAGAAACGAAGAAAATGTTCAAGATACTGCCGGTTTCGATCTTGCAAAAGAGTTTGACTCTTCATATGAACCACGAGCATATCAGAACGAAGCAATCGTTCACGCAATCAAAAATCATCGCTCACTGTTGCTTTCTCCTACCGCTTCTGGCAAATCGTTTATCATCTATCTGTTATCTCGGTATCATGTAGAGCAAGATAGAAAAGTTCTAATCGTTGTTCCTACGACTTCTCTCGTGTCACAGATGACTTCGGACTTCATTGAATATAACAAGAACAGACCTCTTGACATACACCAAATCATGGGTGGTATAGACAAGAATGTAAATGCAGACTACACCATCACGACTTGGCAGTCTGTCTTCAAAGAAAAGAAAGCATGGTTTGACAAGTTCGACACTATCATAGTGGACGAAGCCCACCTTGCTAAAGCTAAGTCTATCACTGGTATTATGGAGAAAATGCCAGATTGCAAATATCGTTATGGTCTTACCGGCACACTTGACGGCACACAGACACATAAGCTGGTACTTGAAGGTCTGTTCGGAAAGGTGTTTCAAGTTGTAAAGACTAAGACGCTAATCGATGACAAGACTTTGGCCGAGTTCAAAATCAAAGCAATCGTTCTAGGTTACCAAGACCATATTCGTATACAGAATAAAGGCAAGAGTTACCCAGAAGAAATTGACTTCATTGTTCGTAACGAAGCAAGAAACAAGTTCATACGTAATCTAGCATGGTCACTGCCTGGCAACACACTCATTCTATACCAGTTTGTAGAGAAGCACGGCAAAGTGGTTGCGCCGATGCTAAAGAAAGAGGGTAAATCTATCCACTTCGTACACGGCGGCATCAAAGCAGAAGAAAGAGAAGCGATTCGACACAAGACAGAAGCGACGGACAACAACATCATTCTTGCGTCGTATGGCACTTTTTCAACCGGTATAAATATCAAAAAGCTAGATAACATCATCTTCGCATCGCCCTCTAAGGGAAAGATACGAAATCTACAGTCTATCGGGCGTGTTCTCAGAAAAGGCAACGGAAAAGAAACTGCCACACTTTACGACATCGTTGACGATCTACAGTGGAAAAACAAAAAGAACTTTGCGACCCTTCACTTCATGGAAAGAGTGAAGATATACACAGAAGAAGGTTTTGAATTCAAAATCTATAACGTAGATATAGAGGGTTAAACATGGCAAATATCGTAAACTTAAAACTAAAAAACGGATCAGACTTGATCGCCATCCTTACAAAGGACGAAGACAAGTTTGTGGTAGTAGACAACCCAGTAGAAATACAGACCGATCCCACTCATGGATTCTACGCTAAGTCTTGGCTACTGTTCTCTGATGAAAGTCTCGTTACACTCGACCGGTCAGACATCTTCTACATTCAAACGGCTAACGAGAAGGCGATAGGTTACTACGAAGACTTCATCGATAAAGTTAGTGCAGACAAGAGTCTCGTGACAGATGAGGACTTTACAAGTGATCTTGAAGATGTGTTCACAGCGATGATGGAGTCCAGAACCACAGTGAAGCATTAACATACTATAACATATCTTATATATTCTCATAAGCGCTATGTTTATTATACACCTACTGGGCCAAGAGTCAAGAGAAAAATGAGCTTGACAACAACTATTTTTTATGTTATACTGAATAAAATGAGGTTAAAGTGATTAAAAAAGTAAAGAAGAACTACATCAACAACGCAGAATTCTTCGAGGCAGTCAAAGCCTACAAGAAACAGTGTGTCGAAGCCGAGAGTGCAGGCGAAAGCATTCCACGCATTCCCAACTATATTGGTGAGTGCGTATTCAAGATCGCAACACGACTTGCATCACGCCCGAACTTCTCAGGTTACTCGTACAAAGAGGACATGATTTCGGATGGTCTAGAGAACGCCATTCAAGCACTTGGTAACTTTGACCCAGATAAGTCAAGCAACCCGTTCGCATATTTCACACAAATCATTTGGTATGCTTTTCTCAGACGTATTGACAAAGAGAAGAAGCAGATGTATATTAAGCACAAGGTTGTTGAAAACTCAGTCATACATGGTACTGCTATCGAAAAGAACCAAGGTGATTCGGGCGAAGCTGCATTCATCGACCTAAACAATGACTACATGAGTAACTTCGTACAGAACTTTGAAGACGCTATGGAACGCAAGAAAGTAGCGAAGAAAGAAAAAGAAGACGCCAAGGGCGTAGAACTATTTTATGACATTCCTGATGATCCTGTAGAGACAGAAGATTGATAGGATATACCGACTACATTTGAAATATTATGAAAAGGAATAGACTGAATGAAAGTAGCGATAATCACCGACTCACACTACGGTGTTAAAAATGACAGTCTGTCGTTTGCCAACTTTCAGAACAAGTTCTTCAACGAAGTTTTCTTACCGCATATCGTAGAGAACAAAATCACCCACGTTCTACACCTGGGAGATTTGATGGATCGTCGTAAGTATGTCAACTACATGACTGCAAAGAATGTAGAAGACAACTTCGTTAAGCCACTCATGGACGCTGGCGTAGAGCTTCACATGGTAGCTGGAAATCATGACACATATTTCAAAAATACTAATGAGGTGAACAGCCTCCGTCAGTTGTATGGTAACAGCCATTACGATAAATTTCACACTTACTGGAAAGACACCGTAGAGCTTGATCTTGACGGCTGCAAGGTCATGCTTTGCCCATGGATTTGCGATGAAAATGCAAGCCGAATCATGAAGAGTCTTGCAGCCACCGACGCACAGGTTCTCATGGGACACTTTGAAATCGCAGGCTTTGAAATGTATCGTGGTGCTGTATGTGAACATGGCGAGAGCGTCAACACATTTAGCAAGTTCGATCTAGTCTGTTCCGGTCACTTCCATCACAAGTCAACACACGGAAACATCAACTATCTTGGTGCGCCGTACGAAATGACTTGGTCGGACTACGATGATCCCAAAGGATTCCACATCTTCGACACGAGCGACCGCAGCTTAGAGTTTATCGTCAACCCTAACCGTATGTTCCACAAGATCGTGTATGATGATTCGGGCATGTCGATTGAAGATATTGCAGAACTTGACACTTCTCTCTTGACAAACACTCACATCAAGGTTATAATAAAGAACAAGGACAATCCTTACATCTTCGATCTTTTCATGGACAAGCTGTTGCAGTCTGGCGCATCTGACATCAAAGTGATCGATGACCTTGTTTTTCTTGAAGGTACCGACGATGACAGCTTGATCGATGAAGCACAAGACACCATGGCAATCCTGTCGAAATATCTAGATTCGATAGAGGTCAAGGGCAACAAGAAAAACGTAGAGAAGTTTATAAACGAGCTATACCAAGAGGCGATTAATTTATGATAGAATTCCAGACAGTGAAATATAAGAATATCCTGTCAACCGGCAACTCTTGGACTACTATTGACTTGAACGTTAACAAGTCAACATTAATCGTAGGTGAGAACGGCGCAGGCAAGTCTACTATGCTTGACGCCGTTTGTTTTGCGTTGTATGGTAAGCCCTTTCGTAAGATCAACAAGCCGCAACTTCTGAACTCTATCAACCAAAAAGAACTTGAGGTGGTGTTGTCATTCAAAATTGGTAATGCTGCATATCGCATTCGTCGTGGTATCAAGCCCAATGTATTTGAAATCTGGAAGAACAACGAACTGCTGAACCAAGATGCTGCGGCTCGTGACTACCAAGCGTATCTTGAACAGAATATCTTAAAGATGAACTTCAAATCATTTGGTCAGATTGTAGTTCTTGGTTCTTCTACCTTCGTGCCATTCATGCAATTACCAGCCCAGCATCGCCGTGAAGTGATCGAAGACTTGCTCGACATTCAGATTTTCAGTACGATGAACACTCTGTTGAAAGATCGTGTATCTACCAACAAGACCATGTTTCAAGAAAACAAGTACGATATCGACATGCTGAAAGAGCGTATCCGCTCCGCCAAGGATCATAACCAGTCTATCCGTAAGATTATGTCCACAGAAGTTTCACGCATTAAAGAGAAGGTCAAAGAACAACTCGACTTAGTTCAAACTGCTGACCAAGAAATTGACGACCTATTAGAGAATACTGGTCTCATTCTAGATAGCTTGAAGGACAAGCCTAACGTTAAAAAGAAGCATGATGAACTACTTGACTTTGACCGGAAACTGAATACAAAGAGCCTCAGCCTAAAGAAAGAAATGCTGTTCTATGAGAACCACGACAACTGCCCGACATGTAAGCAGGGTATCGAACATGCGTTTAAACAAGGTACTATTGATGCCCACCGAGTAAAACTTGAAGAGATTGAAGAAGGTAAGCGTCAACTAGAAAGCCGTAGTCTTGTTGTAGAGAAGCGACTAATAGAGATAGCTGAACTTGAAGCAGAAATTTCTAATAACAACATGAAGGTAAGTGAACTTCGTGCTAATATCAAGATTCGCAAACTCACTATGAATGGCTACAAGTCCGAACTAGAGAATGCTCAGAAAGAAGTCGAAGCGGTAGATACTAGCAAGATCACAGAACTAGAAGATAGTTTGAAAGCCGGTCATACCACGCAAGAGGGACTTTCTTCTGATCTAGAGACACTTGCAATCGTAGGTTCGATGCTGAAAGATGGCGGCATCAAGACACGAATCATCAAGCAATATGTGCCGGTGATGAACAAACTGATTAACAAATACCTATCAGCTATGGAATTCTTTGTTCAGTTTGAACTTGACGAAGCGTTTAACGAAACAATCAAGTCCCGCTTTCGTGACATATTCTCGTACGGTTCGTTCTCGGAAGGCGAGAAGTTGCGTATCGACCTAGCGCTGATGTTCACCTGGAGAACGGTGTCAAAGATGCGCAACTCGGTTTCTACCAATCTACTGATCATGGACGAGATTATGGACAGTTCATTAGATGACGCAGGCACCGAAGAGTTTCTAAAGATTATCAACGAACTTACTTCTGATTCTAACGTCTTTATTATCAGTCATAAAGGCGACCAACTACACGACAAGTTTGACCACACTATCCGGTTTCAAAAACACAAAAACTTTTCACGCATGGTTTAGGGAGATAAAAATGAGCATCGAAGGCAGAATGGAATCGTTACAGCGCAAACATCAAGAACTGCATAACAAAGTGGAAGTTCTTGAAGCAGAGAAAGCACCCGAGAAGTATATCCTTCCTATCAAGAAACAAAAACTACATATCAAAGACGAAATGTGTCATTTGAAAAAAAGACTTGACAGTCAACCAGTTCTATGATATTGTAGGTTACAGGTTTGTGATAGAGTAAAGAATGGGTAAATGAATGACGATTGAAGAACAGTGGGCGCTATGGCAGGAATCAAACTCGCTAGATGACATACCAAATGTCACAGAAGACCAAGTACGTGATGCTCTGATCAAAGATTTGACAGAAGTTTCGGCAATGACTGTAGGCGAATATACACTCTATGGCAAGTGGCTAGAAGTTCAAAACAAATATCCAACGCAGACTGTTAACACTCTCTTCGGTGAAGAGACGCAACTTCTGGACACAACACAGCAATTCTTGATCGATGAGGTCAAGTCCAACATCTGGCGACCTAGTTCGAACGATGATTATATGAATCTAAAGCCACGTCTGTTGTATACTGACGACAGCGGCGTCTTGAAAGGCAAAGGCGTTGACGGCAGTGACGTGGAATCTGTTATCAAGCGCACAAAGGACCTGCCAGAGAAGTGGAACACACTGCGCAACTTTATGTCTACCATGAAGAACAACTCTAATATCGGCCGCAATCTTAACTTTATGGTCGAAGACGAAGTGACTGGCAAGTATCTCGGTGTTATCTGTATTTCGTCCGACTTTCTTGACTTGACACCTCGTGATCAATGGATCGGTTGGGCAAGAGAGAATAAGACACAAGGACATATGATCAACTATACTGCAATCGGGTCTACTATTGTACCTACGCAGCCGCTAGGTTATAACTATGTTGGCGGTAAGTTGCTTGCTCTGTTGTGTCTATCTGACACTGTTCAACAGCTATGGAAAGAACAGTACGGCGATACTTTGATCGGTGTAACAACCACTTCGCTCTATGGCAAATCAAAAGCAGGCGGTCTATCCCAGTATGACAATCTAAAACACTGGAAGAAAATGGGCTACACCTCTGGTTCTATGGCTTATGAGGCTACAAAAGCTACACAGTATATGATTCGACATTGGTTGCAACGCAACCATACATACAAATACTTTGAATGGTATGGCGCAAAGAAAGAAACAGGTCAGCCTTATAAGCGTGATCATCGCAACCGTTCGTATCACTTCGCTTACTCAAAGCTGGGTATCCCGAAAAACTTGGCAAGTGCGCCACATGCCCGAGGCATCTACTTTAGTCCCTTGTATGAAAACAGCCGTGAGTTCTTGCGTGGCGAGATAGCAGAAGACAAACTAGTCAAGTTATTTGACACCAGTGAAGCGTCTCTGACCGAGCTATGGAAAACAAAATATGCAGCCAAGCGCATAAGGAGTCTGGTTGAGAGGGATGCTGTGTCGGATGAGACACTGTTCTATGACGACCTGATTGGTATGTCGTGGCAGGACGTGAAAGACAAGTATCTCTCGCAAGTTGGCAGATAGGTGGTTGCCAACGACACGAATCGGTGCTACATTCAAGTAGTGATGTTAAACAACTAGGAATTATATTATGAGCGTCTTGCGTATAATCAACTCGTACACAGACCAAATTGAACTTTCCCAATTCAAAGATATCAGCAACCAAATTTGCTGCGATCTTGCCTTCCAAGCAAATGAAACGACTCGCTGGTCAGATGAACAGCGTTCCGCATTTATCACTTCGTTTATAACAAACAAAGCACCTTCGCCCTTAATCTTCGCAGATATCGCAGCCTGTTTGGCAAACGCAATCAAGTACGAAAATATTGCTGATATCGAATATTTCGAGCGCTGGAGCAAACTAGGCAAATACATGAACCTAGACGGCAACAACCGAGTGATCTGTTTAGGCGACTTCATTCAAGGCCGAGTAGCAATTCTGCCAGGTGTCTATTACGTTGGCGGCAGCTTCCATACAATCGTAGCAGGCAAGAATGATACCATTTCTACATTGCCAAAAGCAATGCTTGGCCGCTTTGAGAAAGCGATTTTGACAATCGTGGTTTACACAGATGCTTCTCGTGAAGAACTGTCAGACCTTTTTGGCAATGTTAACGAAGGCTCTCCTTTAAATAACGCCGAGAAGCGCAATGCACGAACCTCTGATATTGCAGCCATGGTACGTGGTCTTGCAAAACAGTATCGCCCATTCTTCTCTCAAGCCAATACGAAGTGGTTCCCAAAGAAGCAAGTGAACCGACGTAGCATCGATGACTTCATTGCTTCGCTCTGCTTTGTCCACTTCAACGGTCTCGAAAAAACTATCGGCACCAAGTCACTGATGGATATGTACCGTGTTGGTTCCAATGAAGATGTTTACATCAAATCCTTCGAAAGTTCCTTCAAAAACTTCATGAAGGTGGTTGAGAATTACCCCGACTTATGTGCCTTGACAAACCGCAACTTGCTGCTTGATCTATACTACATCATCGAAACCTCTAAGAAAGATAGCCAAGAGTTCAAAGACAAAGCACACCGTGAGAAGTTTTTGCACCAGTTCATCGTGGCTTCTGGCGAACTGGTACACGAGCGCAAGCTGCATGTCATGGGCGTGGGTAAGAATGCCAAGGCAAAGACCTTTGACCACCTGGTAGGCGGTCAACAGATGGCAAACAACAAAAAGCGCCACGAGTTGTTGATGTCGAAAATTGATCTTACCAACTACTTCAACACTATCAGCCCGACTCGCAGTGCAAGCGCTTTGACCCGCTTGGGTGCGGCAGTTCGTGACAACTTGAAGACGCCAGAAGGCAAGGACATCGACTTGTCAAAACTGCATGACGGCAAGACCTATCACGGTGGCCACATCACGCCTTCTGCCGACGGTGGCAATGCCGACTTGTCGAACATCGCTATCCAGGAAGCACGTGATAACCTGATCCTTGGTCGCAAACCTATCGAATATGCAAATTAACTCTTGACAAAGACTAAAAGTTGGTGTATAGTATATAAATACACTAACTATGCGGGGTGTCACAGGAACAATCAAGAATACCCTTCTTGACAGAGTTGTGCGATACAACTACCCCGCTCCAATACATTATGAATAGGATTATAAATGAGTAGACATGATCTCATAATTGACTTTGAGACTATGGGTACAAATGCACAGAACTGTGCGGTTGTCGAACTATCAACCTTCGTGTTTGAATGGGATCGTTTTGGTACCAATCCCTACAGTTACAACGAAGTTTTAGATAATGTTACAAAATACAAATTCGACGTTGAAGATCAAGTTCGTAACTACGGTTTCAAACTTGAAAGAGAAACAGTCGAGTGGTGGTCGTCTTTACCAAAAGAAGTGCGTCAACTTGCTATACCTTCTGATAAAGACTTGACATTGCCTCAGTTCACCGAGGCGTTCATGAGAGACCTTTGCGATGGTCCCAAGATTGAATACTGGTGGTCACGAAACAACACATTCGATCCTACGGTACTTTGGCGACTTGTCTGGACACAAGACTCTAAGTATCGTCTAAACGAATATCTAATGCACTGGCGTGTACGTGATATTAAGACTTGGATTGATGCTAAGTTTGACTTCACAACTAGAAGTGGTTTCTGCCCGTTCGAGGACGAAAAACTATTCAATTCGCTGTTCAAACAACACGACAGCGCACATGATGTTGTTGCAGATGTTTTACGATTACAATCAATTTTTAGAGCAGAGAATGGCTTGGAGCATATAAATAAATGACAGACACTAAGTATAATGCGGCTGCATCGGGAGCAATGCGTGAAGCTCTAGGCGTGCCATACTTTAGGCAAGTGCCACTAGAAGCTGTAGCAGCCGGTGCGACCTCTCTAGAATACGGTGCAAAGAAGTATGCTGACCGTAATTGGGAAAAAGGCTTGCCTTGGCAACAAATGATCGATAGTTTGAAGCGTCATATTGATGACTTTGAACGTAGGTCAGATTATGACAATGGACCTGACGGCTCTGGTCTGCACCAAGTCTGTATGATTATGGCTTCGGCTATGATGCTATCAGCTTCTGTGATTCGTAAAGTTGGACACGATGATAGAATGGAAGCTCCGGACGATAGCGCATATAGCTCTAAAGAAGCTGCAAAGTGGATGCAATCGCAGCTTGAATTTTCAGCCGCATTCAACCACAAGAATAATAATAAGGGCGAGCCAGCTAAAGATAATTATGAAAAAGAGAGTGAATGAATGGATATTAAGATCACGATAGAAGACCTAAAAGACAAGAAACTATTTGTCGCTACGCCAATGTATGGCGGCATGTGTGCGGGCATGTATACTAAGTCCACTAACGACTTGGCTATGGCTTGTGCGAAATACGGTATCGAAGTTCGCTTCTACTACCTGTTTAACGAATCGCTTATTACTCGTGCTAGAAACTATTGCGTTGATGAATTCCTTCGCTCTGACTGCACTCATATGATTTTCATTGACGCAGACATCGGTTTCAACTACAAAGACGTATTCACTCTTATGCACCTGTGCGATGCTGACAAGGGTTATGACGTTATCACTGGCGCTTATCCTAAGAAGACTATCGCCTGGGAAAAGATCAAAATGGCAGTAGAGCAAGGCTATGCTGAGAATCCGTTCAACCTACAGAACTTCGTTGGTGACTACGTGTTCAATCCAGAACAAGGTATCAGTGAGTTCCGCTTAGATGAGCCAGTACAGATTCGTGAAGGTGGCACTGGTTTCATGATGATGAACCGCAACACTTTTGAGAAGTATGCAGAAGCGTATCCTGAACTGAGTTACCTGCCTGACCACATTCGCACTGAAAACTTTGATGGCACTCGTGAAATCACTGCGTTCTTTGATTGTGTTATTGAACCAGAGAGCAAGCGCTACCTGTCAGAAGACTACATGTTCAGCTACTACGCACGTAAGATTGGTCTGAAAATCTGGCTATGCCCTTGGATGCAACTGAGCCACGTCGGTTCTTACACGTTCGGTGGCAGTCTTGCAGCTATGGCAGCCATTTCAGCCTCGCCAACCGCAAGTAAAGAATCAAACAAGAAAAACTACTTGACACCCGTTGATAAAGATGTTAATCTTAACAGACAACAACGCCGCAGTCAGAAAAAAGGTAAATAATATGAAATTCAGTGGTACGACTCTCGCAGTTCTCAAGAACTTTGCATCCATTAATCCGAGTGTTATGTTCAAGTCGGGCAACACTATCCGGACTATTTCACCGCAGAAGACAGTAATGGCTTCTGCCACAATCGAAGAAAAGATTGAATCCAATGCTGGCGTATATGACCTCTCTCGTTTTCTTTCAACTCTGTCTCTTTTTGATGATCCAGAAGTTGAATTCCTCGACACCAAGTTTGTCATTAAAAGTGGCAAAAGTCGTGTAAGCTACACATATGCTGCGGAGTCGATGATCGTCACTCCACCAGATAGTGATATCAAAATTCCTAATCCAGAAGTCCAAGTTCGTGTCACATATGATATCCTTGAAAAAGTTATCCGTGCAGCGGGCGTTCTTCAACTGGGAGAAATTGCTTTCAAGGGCGACGGCGAAACAGTTCGCCTCTCTGCTATTGATAGTAAGAATCCAACAGCCGATGCTTTTGACGTGGTCGTAGCAGAGGTTGATGGTCCTAAGTTTGAAATGATTATCAAAGTTGAAAATCTCAAACTTATGCCAGCCGATTATGACGTATCTTTGTCGTCTAAAGGCTTGGCACATTTTAAAGCTGACACCGTTCAGTATTTCATTGCAATCGAAAAAAACAGTAAATTCGGAGTATAAAACATGACAGACCAAGTAGAAGCACAGGCACCAGGCCTTTCCCTTAATGATATCGCAAATGCGGTTTCTGTAATCGATATCGCTACATCACGTGGCTCAATTCGTGGCGAAGAGCTAACGCAAGTCGGTGCATTGCGTGACCGCTTCGTTGCATTTTTGAAAGCAGCACAGGAAGCGCAAGCGGCAGATGTGCAAGCGGCAGAAGTCGCAGAAGAAGTTACAGAGTAAGACAAACAAGGGAGAGGTGTAAAAGCCTCTCCCTTACTACATTATGATATATTTTGCTTGACATGTCCCTCGTTTAGTGTTATAACGAAACATGTTCTATGATGAAGTATCTGCTATTGATGCAGATGCTCAATGAAATCTAACTGAGGTTTATATTATGCTTAATGACTTTTTATGGGTAGAGAAATATCGCCCTAAGACAGTTCAAGACACTATCCTGACACCTGAACTGAAAGCCACGTTTCAGCAGTTCGTAGACCAGAAGAATGTTCCCAATCTAATGCTGACTGGTCGTGCCGGTGTCGGTAAGACTACAGTAGCAAAAGCCATGCTCGGTGAGATTGGTGCTGACTATATCACAATCAACGGTTCGATGAATGGCAACATTGATACTCTTCGTATTGATATTTCAAACTTTGCATCGTCTATCTCGTTTACTGGTGGTCGCAAGTATGTCATTCTAGACGAAGCCGACTATCTAAACCCCAACTCAACACAGCCTGCACTTCGCAACTTTATGGAAGAGTTCTCGAATAACTGTGGTTTCATTCTTACGTGTAACTTCAAGAACCGTATCATTGAACCTCTTCATTCTCGGTGTAGTATAGTTGACTTTACTCTACCGAGCGCACAAAAGCCAAAACTTGCTTCGCAGTTCTTCAAGCGCACTTGTGGTATTCTTGACGGCGAAGGCATCCAATATGATCCGAAGTCTGTTGCTGAGTTCATTCAAATTTACTTTCCAGACTGGCGTCGTTGCTTGAATGAGTTGCAACGCTATGCCTCGACTGGTAAGATCGATGCTGGCATTCTGGCCAACAAGAGTGACGATTCTATCAACACTCTTATCAACTTCATGAAAGAGAAGAAGTTCACTGAGCTTCGCAAATGGGTTGCTGAGAACACCGATATTGACTCGGCTGTTCTGTATCGCCAACTGTACGACATTCTACCGCAAAAGATTCGCTCGACACAATCGGTTGCATCTGCTATCATCATACTTGCCGAATACCAGTACAAAGAAGCGTTTGTCGCTAACTCCGAAATCAATCGTGTTGCGGCGCTTGCTACTCTTATGGCAGAAGCAGATTGGAAATAATATGTTTAATCTCTTCAAAAAGCCCAAAACATCGAAACAGCCGGTAAAAAAGTGTCTAGGTTGCAATGTTGCAGTTGATGAGTCTGCTCCACAGATGAAGTATCGATATGTTGAAAATGGTGAGGCGATGATCGCAACTGCGTTCCTCTGTAACACTTGTGCTGCGAACTTGAAGCCTGTAGAGGAGTCCGAAGATGGCGAGTCCCTTTGACTATATCAACAGTGTAACCACCAACAAAAAGAACATGATGCGTGATAGTGAGAACGACACTCTTGCAGAAAAGGGCTACAATGCCTGGATCGTGGCAAAGGGTCTTTCTTACTTTCCAGACACCATCTTTCACGCAAATCTTGTTAACACGAACTACCATCTGGAAAATCGTCCACAGTATGAATTTTTACTAAATAGTATCAGACCCGGAAAGCGCTTTGCCAAGTGGTTCAAAAATGAAGGTGACGATGACCTAGATACTGTTTGCGCATATTATGTTTGTAATAAAAATGTCGGACGAGAGTATCTGTCCTTGTTGTCACCTGAACAAATCATGTTCATCAAAAAGCAACAAGAAACAGGTGGAACTAAAAAATGATAGATACCCTAGTAGAGGTAGAGTTACTGCACGATGAAAACTTTCTAAAGATCAAAGAAACGCTTACACGCATCGGCATCGCTTCCCGCAAAGATAAAAAAATATACCAATCATGCCACATCTTGCATAAGCAGGGTAAATACTATATCGTACATTTCAAAGAGTTGTTTATGCTTGACGGCAAAATCAATAACTTTGATGAAGAAGACAAGGGACGTAGAAACACTATCGTCAACTTGTTAGAAGAGTGGAAACTAATTCGCACCGTTGTACCTGCGATGATCCAAGACCCAGTATCTCTATTGTCTCAAATCAAAATTCTCTCGCATAAAGAGAAGGGTGAGTGGGAACTTATCGCCAAATACTCAATCGGTAAAAAGAAATAAACAAAGGACTATATTATGTTTGAAACTGAAAATACTGACTTGAAAATCTATAAACTGTGGAAAGAAGCACATCTGCCAGAATACGGTACTGGACTGGCAGCTTGCTTCGATCTAAAAGCATCGTTGCGCATTGACGACATTGTGACGGTTTATGACGATAGAAATATCAAAGGTTCTAAGCGGGTTGACAGCAATCGAAGTATTACTGTATATTCTGGTCAAAGAGTGCTTTTTCCTACGGGACTCGTATTTGACCTAGATATCACCCAATCGCTTCGTATTCATCCTCGTTCTGGTCTAGCTCTCAAGAATGGTATCACGGTCGCTAACTGCGAAGGCGTCGTAGACCCTGATTATGTACAACAAAGTTATGTGATGCTGCACAATATCTCTACTGTGCCGTTCAATGTCGTAGACGGTATGCGTATCGCACAAGGCGAGATTGTTCGTGCATTCCAAGTCAACTTAGTGGAAATCGATTATGAACCATCAGCTAAATCTGATAGAACCGGTGGATTTGGCTCAACGGGAGTATAAATAATATTGAGTTGCCATAACGGGACTCACAATCAATTGCGCTTTAAGGAGGCAAAAATGAATATTTCACTAAACAGTCTGGCATACGAGCATTACGCTGTAGGCTTCGACGGCATCATCAATCGTCTTATGCTTATTAACGACGAAAATGCCAAAAAGAATACTGGCTATCCGCCATATAACATTGCGAAAGTTGACGATACAAAATATTATATCGAAATAGCTGTCGCAGGGTTTACAGAAGACCGATTAGAACTTACACTAGAAGACTCTGTTCTTACGGTAAGCGGCAACACCAGCATACATGAAGATACGAATCACTATATCCATCGTGGTATTGCTGCCCGTTCTTTTGTTCGCACCTTTACCCTCGCAGATAATATCGTGATTACTGGCGCATCGCTTAAAAACGGTATGCTGAGTATCGATCTTCTGCACGAGGTCGTAGACGAAAAGAAAAAGATAAAGATTCCTATCTCTTCTTATTCTCTTCAACCAAACAATCCAGAGTATCTAGTCGAATAATACCCAGCGGGAGGTCTAGTGCCTCCCGCACCCTCACACACACAGGAGAACTACTATGACTAAGAACCCATTTGAAATCCGTGCCGATGTATTGCAACTCGCAAAAGAGTACATGGACCAGCAAGTTAAGATGGCCATCGATTTTGCTGAGAAAATGAAGACGTTAGGCACAATCGACACAGACGAATATTTGGCCGCCTTCAAGCCATACGACTTTGAAGAGTTGATGTCCAAGTCCCAAGAAATGTACAGCTTCGTAACAAAAAAAGACTGACATACACCACTATGAGAATAAAGGGCGCTTCGGCGCTCTTTTTGCTTGACACGAGTCGTTTCTTGTGTTATCTTGAAGACTATACAATAAGGACAATGGCATGACCTCTTTCTACACCGATGTGAAGCAGTATGGCAACCGTATGATGGTAAGAGCCATTGAAGATGGCAAGCGTGTAAAATATGAGTTAGACTACTCGCCTTACCTCTTCGTTAAGAGTAGAACTGGCAAAGGCAAATATCGGTCTGTCTATGGCGACGTGGCTGAGAAGATGCAGTTCTCATCTATCAAAGAGGCCAAAGACTTCACTCAGAAGTATTCTGGTGTAGTTGGCTTCGAGTTCTATGGCATGACCCAGTTCGTGTATCCGTTTATCAACGACAAGTGGCCTGGTGAAATTGCGTATGATCGTGATCACATCAACGTTATGTCTCTTGATATCGAAACGATGTCTGATGATGGCTTTCCAGATATCAAGACCGCAAACAAAGCCCTTACAGTTATCACAATCTCCGATGGTAAAAAGTTCGTCGTTATTGGCGTTGGTGACTATGTAGTCCACCGACCTGATGTTGTGTACTACAAATGCACGACTGAGAAAGAGCTTATCGGTCGCTTCATTGAAGAGTACCGCAAGATGGACCCGGACATCTTGACTGGCTGGAACATTGAGTTCTTCGACATTCCATATCTGATCAATCGTATCAAAGTTGTTATGGGCGAGTCTTGGATCAAGATGCTTTCGCCTTGGAATATCGTTCGAGAAGGCACCCAGAAACAGAACGGTACAGAGGTGCAGACGTTCGATATCGCTGGCGTTGCTGTCATGGATTATCTGAACATCTATAAGAAGTGGACATTCGTTCAGCGTGAATCGTATAAACTAGACTTCATCGCAAATGTCGAACTTGGTATTGGCAAACTCGACTACTCCGAGTATGGTTCGTTGCACGGTCTGTACGAAGGCAACTTCCAGAAGTATGTTGAATATAACATTCTTGACACCGACATCATCAACCAGCTTGACGAAAAGCTGAAACTCATTGACTTGATGCTTGCACTGTCTTATGACGGCAAGCTGAACTATGCCGACTCTCTGACCTCTGTGCGTATGTGGGACGTTATTATCCACAACTATCTGATGAAAAGCAATATTGTTATTCCTCAGTTCGAGAAGAACATTGGCGACTACTCGTTTGTTGGTGGTTATGTGAAAGACCCTGTTCTCGGTCGTCACGACTGGGTATGTTCGTTTGACTTAAACTCTCTGTATCCACACCTTATCATGCAATACAATATCTCGCCTGAGAAGTATATGGGCAAGATTGCCTTTGATGGTTGTTCTGTTGACGGCGTTCTCGGTGGCTCATTCAACGATACAGAAATTCGTGACTACATGACTAAAAACAATGTGACGCTTACGCCAAACGGTTGTGTGTGGAATAGAGACGCACAAGGCTTCTTACCGCAACTGATGGAAAAGATGTATGTTGACCGCTCTAAGTTCAAAAAGATGATGCTTGCCGAGAAGCAGAAATACGAAGACACCGGCGTCATCGAACACAAGAAACTCGCAATTCGCTATGACATGATCCAGATGGCAAAGAAGATTCAACTTAACTGTGCTTATGGCGCACTCGGTAACGAATGGTTCCGTTGGTTCAACCCTGACTATGCTGAGAGTGTTACAACTGGCGGTCAAGTTTCTATTCGCTGGATCGAAGCCAAGATGAACAAGTTCTTGAACGAAAAGGCAAAGACGGACAACTATGATTACATCGTAGCCTCTGACACCGACTCGATCTATGTTCGTCTTGAAAAGATTGTGACCGGTGTTTTTGGTGCCGATGTCGATATTCAAAAGGCAGTGTCGTATCTTGATAAGCTATGCTCTAAGGTAATCGAACCATATATCGATAAGTGCTATGTCGAACTTGCCGAATATGTTAACGCATATGACCAGAAGATGGTTATGAAGCGTGAAGCAATCGCAAACAAAGGCATCTGGACTGGCAAAAAACACTACATGCTAAACGTGTTCAACAACGAAGGCGTTCAGTATAGTGAGCCACAACTCAAAGTTATGGGCATCGAAGCGGTTCGTTCTTCTACGCCAGCCGCTTGCCGTGATAACATTAGAGAGTCTATCAAGATCATCATGAACAAGTCCGAGTCTGACTTGATAAAGTTTGTGCAAGATTTCCGCAGCGATTTCGTCAAAATGCGATTTGACCAAGTTGCATCGCCTCGTGGACTCAATGGTCTACATAAATACAAAGATAGCTCGGCTGGGTGGATAAAAGGCACTCCAATCCATGTTCGTGGCGCACTGGTCTATAATCAGATGATTGACAGACACTCTCTACAGAAGAAGTTAGAGAAGGCTCGTGATGGCGATAAGATCAAGTTTTGTTACTTGCTAACGCCTAACCCGACCAGAGAAAACGTAATAAGCATTACCGACACACTACCAGAAGAGTTCTTTCTTGAAAAGTTTATCGACTACGAACTTCAATTCGAGAAGGTTTTCGCTGGCCCTCTTCGCTCTATCACCGACGTGATTGGCTGGAAACTAGAAGAGACAAGTACACTAGAAGGATTTTTTGGATGATCGATGAACTAAACGACTTCGGCTTCACTGCCGTTTATGAGGAAGAGCTTGATGCGGTGCGAGAGGCAAAGGAGCAGTTTGACGTAGCGATTGAACAAATAAAAACGGTTGACAACCGTGCAAAAAAGTTGTATGATGCTATATTACCATTGCTCAACAACCTCAAGAAAAACCCCGAGAAGGACTACATCTTGTGGCCCAATAGAAATAGCAGGATCGAAGCATTCGAAGAAAAGCTCGCCAATATTATGAATGGAGAATAATATATGTCATTAATGGATAAACTCATTAAGAACAGCACAATCAAACTAACCTCTGCTATCGGAGACTCAAAAGTCTTCGGTAAGAAAGAAATGGCACCAACATCGGTGCCTATGATCAACGTAGCATTGTCCGGTCGTGTCGATGGTGGACTTGTACCAGGTCTGCTGATGCTTGCCGGTCCATCGAAACACTTCAAGTCGGCATTCGCACTACTGATGGCCGCAGCATATCAGAAAAAGTATCCCGAAGCTGTAGTTCTGTTTTATGACTCCGAGTTCGGTACTCCGCAAGCGTATTTCGAATCGTTCGGCATCAACATGGCACAAGTCATTCACACGCCAATCACCGATGTAGAACAATTGAAGTTCGATATCATGAAGCAACTCGAAAGCATTGACAAGAAAGACCGTGTCGTTATCGTTGTCGATTCGATTGGCAACCTAGCTTCAAAGAAAGAAGTAGATGATGCCATGAACGAAAAGTCTGTGGCAGACATGACACGTGCAAAACAGATGAAGTCGCTGTTTCGTATGGTAACACCGCACTTGAACCTCAAAGATATTCCTTTGATTGCAGTCAACCACACTTACAAAGAAATTGGTCTGTATCCGAAAGATATCGTATCTGGCGGTACTGGTGCTTACTACTCTTCTGATGCTATCTGGATCATCGGTCGCCAGCAAGAGAAAGACGGCACTGAGATTGCAGGCTATCACTTCGTTATCAATATCGAAAAGTCACGTCATGTCCGTGAGAAGTCAAAGATTCCGATCACAGTCACATTCGAAGGTGGCATTATGAAGTGGTCTGGACTGCTTGACGTTGCTGAGAAGGGTGGCTTCATTCGCAAGCCCAAAGTCGGTTGGTATGAGCCTATCAACCCAGAGACCGGCGAAGTTCTGACAGAGAAACTGATGCGAGCCAAAGAAATTGCCAACAGCGGTGAATTCTGGAAGATGATGTTCGAGAAAACAGAGCTTGCAAATTACATCAAGATGCAGTATACTATGGGAACACGGTCGCTGATGTCTGATGACGATCAAGTAGCCACAACCAATGATGAGGAAGAGTTCGAAGATGATTGAGAAAACAATTCTGTCTGGATTGCTTCATAATGAAGAGTATATCAGAAAAGTTATTCCGTTTCTGAAAGACGAATACTTTGACAACCTAGATGAAAAGTTACTATTCCAAAATATCAAAACTTATGTAGACAAATACAACGGGCTTCCTACAAAGGAAGCCCTGCGTATTGCAGTTGAAGAAAACGAAACACTGAACGAAGATCGTTACAAGAGTATCAACGTTGCCATTGACGGTCTGAATTATGATGTCAAGACCGATATCGACTGGATCGTAGAGAAGACAGAAAAGTTCTGCCAAGATAAGGCACTGTATAATGCGGTGCGTGAATCTATTCTCATTCTTGACGATAAGAATACCGAGACAGATCGTGGCTCTATTCCTGAGCTACTGACAAAGGCACTCGGCGTATCGTTCGATAGTAATATTGGTCACGATTTCATCGATGATGCTGACTCTCGCTTTGAATTCTATCACAGAACAGAAGAGAAGATTAAGTTCGACCTTGACATATTCAACAAAATTACAAAGGGTGGCTTGTCTAAGAAGTCATTGAGTATCGCACTTGCCGGTACTGGCGTTGGTAAGTCACTGTTCATGTGCCATTGCGCAGCGGCAAATCTTATGGCCGGTATGAGTGTTCTCTACATCACATTAGAAATGGCAGAAGAACGTATCGCAGAACGTATCGATGCCAACTTGCTAGACTTCACGTTAGACGAACTGAGAGAAATTCCAAAAGACGTATATCAAAAGCGTCTGGCGAGAGTAAGGTCGAAGACGAATGGCAAACTTATTGTCAAAGAGTATCCAACCGCATCTGCTGGCGCTGGCCACTTTCGTCATCTGCTGAACGAACTTCGTTTGAAGAAGAACTTTGCTCCAGATGTCATCTATATCGATTATCTAAATATCTGTATGAGTTCACGCCTCAAGGTCGGTGCAAACGTTAACTCGTATACATATATCAAGTCGATTGCAGAAGAACTACGTGGCTTGGCTGTAGAGTTCAATGTGCCTATCATGTCCGCAACACAGACAACTCGTTCTGGTTTCGGTAACTCCGATGTCGGTCTTGAAGATACGTCAGAATCATTTGGTCTGCCAGCTACCGCAGACTTTATGTTTGCCCTGATTTCGAGCGAAGAACTAGAACAGCTTGGTCAACTTATGGTTAAGCAGTTGAAAAACAGATGGGGTTCTATTGACGATTACAAGCGCTTCACGGTAGGCATTGATCGCTCAAAGATGAAACTGTTCGATGCCGAAGACAGCGCACAAAGCGGGCTAGTGTCAGATGTTCCTCTTATGAACAACACTAACTTTGGTCATCGCATGGAGGAAGAAGAAGGTAGCAAAAAGTCTTTCGGCTCACGTAACGGTAAACCAAACTTTGCAGGATTTAGTTAATGGAAGAATATAACGGTACAGGCGACGCTGACATTCGAGTCGAGCGGGAGGCGTTGATGGGGCAGCCTATTCAATTCACAGTGGCGGTGCAATATGGCTGGACTATGAAAATAGGCGGCTTTCAAGTACATCATTTGAAGGGCAATGAACCAA